AGGCATACCATTTCAAAAAACGTCGACTAGCTCGTACCCCATTTGAAGTACAAGCTCGTACCACCGTTTGAGGTACAAGCTCGTACGCTCATATGGTGCAGTAGTGAGACACACATTATAATGTTCACAATTTGTTCACAATTTATTAAAAGATTATACACCATTTTTCCTGTCAATTTGATATAATAACAATAGAAACAAAGCAAGCAGGAAGATGGGGCGGATAAGAGATAACGTCAAATTGCCCCATCGAAATTCCCAACGACTGCCAAGGGTAGTTTTATTGATAATAACTTTAAAAAAGAATTATACAAGCAGTCGATAGGGAGTGAAAAGTTTTAGAAAAAAAGGAGGAATTATCAAAATGACAGTTAAAGAAATATTCAAACCTATCATGATGAATGATTATGTAGCAATAATTGACCAAAAAAATTACTATAAATATTGGTGTGGTGCAGGAAAAGATATACCATTAAGATATTGTGATTATGAGGTGAAGCATATATGTTGTGAGTCATCTGGTAATGGTGACAGTTGGCTTGTGATAGCAATTATTGTATAGAGGATAAGGGAGGTGACCATGAAATTATGCACGGCCAATATTTAGAAGCAGTTAAAACGCTAATACAAATAGCACCTGAATTTAATGAATGTGATGTTAAGGTATATATTGAACCTTCAATATCGTCTACAGTGTTTTATATTAATGCTGACGGATACAATCACATTTTCAAAGCACCTTTTGGTTTGTTAGAGAGCAAACTTACCGCAAATGCATTAGCAGAAATTATAATTGATGAAGTGATAGAATGGAGGGATAAGTTAAATGAAGCTTAAAGAATTGCTTACAGTCCCTGACAGTAATGCATATTTGAATATTGAAACAGAGAAAGGAGATTGGTTGTATGAAGGCAACGTTTTTATATTACAATGGAGGATTAATAAATGAGCATATATGAAGGAATAGTTATAGCAACATTTGTTATGATTACGATAATAATGATTAGTCAATATATTGACACTAATTTACCAAAGGTAAGTGATGTATTACAATTAATGAATGTATTACCATGTTATGAAGTAAAAGCATATAGAGATGGGAAGCACTTGAAAACTATTGAATTGATGAAATATGTCAATAGTCCTGTTAAAGATTTTTCCTTCACAGAAGGCGTTCTTTACTTAGAAATTTATTAATTTAAGAGAAAAAAATGCTTGACATTCTCTATGAGATATGGTATTATACTTGTAAGGAAATTAATACAACAACAAACTACAATACAGAAGGAGATTAAAAAATGGTACTTTATAATCTATATTTAGTTCTAAATAACGAGTCAATTAAGATTTATGATAACGCTGTAGGGTATATTGTATATGAGGGTTCATCGGAGGACATACCACCCGAGTTAATGAGTGAATTAGTGCATGATATGACTGTGGTATGTGGAAGAGGTATTAATGCACCATATATATTAATAAATCTAAACTAGCAGTAACCAAGCTGATGGGTGGTGCAATCCCACCCACTAGTACTTGCACCAAGGTGCATGTTACAACAAGACACAATAAGTTACAAAGCAAACTCATTACAAAAAACAAGGAGGATATTAAAATGAGAACACCAAGCGTAACAAGAACAATCAGCACACTAAACATCACAGTATTAGGCATGGATACAGATACACGCCAGCCTGTGACCAAGACTTACCCAGTCTATGAGAGTGATGCGCCGAAAGATGAAGCGAAACTGTTTAATTACATCCGTAAGATGTATGAAACAAATAACTTTAAAATTTCAGCAATCACAGGCAAGAAGGCAGTTACAAAAACATATACCATGCCACTTAGCAAGTACATTGCTGAAGCAGAGGAAGTAATAAAAGGCAAAGCAGTAGACGAAACAAAAGCACAGGACACAGCACAGTAAATAGGAGGTCAATATCATGTTATCAAAGAAAGAATTATTTAATGCAAAGGCATCATCACACAAAATTGAGAAGGGATTACAGATTGATGTTGTCAATGTCGGCGAATATGCTGATACTGACAAGGACGGAAACGACGTAAAAGTATCAGTGCTTGTTGATAAGGACGGTCTAGTTTATACAAGCATTTCTAAGACTATTAATGAAACGTTAGGTATGCTTGAGGATATCATATCAGATGACGGACATGCCGTTATAGAGGTATGCGAGAATACTTCCAATAGTGGCAGAAAATTTTATCAGTTAATGGTACTTTAATTATTTAGAGTATTTATTAATAAAGGGGGGGTTTTACCCCCCTTACTTATAAGTATAGGAGGTTTAAAGTGTATGGGTAAGACAACTAAGAAGTCGCAACTCTTGAAGGAATATAATAAAGAGCGAAATCGAATTAAACGATTTATTAGAAATGCTGAGAAAAGAGGGTATGTGTTCGAGCCTAATCTTCTTCCTCCAAAGCCAAAAACTATCACAAGTGGTTCAGTAAGAAGGCTGTCAAAAATTCGGCCGGCACAGCTTTATAAGAAATCTTACGCCATCAGTGCAGTTACAGGGCAACCAATAACAGCTGAGCAGAGAAAAAGAGAAATCAGAGAAGAAGCGGTTAGGAAAGGGTGGGAAACTAGGAGAAGAAAAAAAGACCAAGAGGCCTATAATCGAATTAAGTATAACAAAGAATGGCAACAGATGTTTCATGCATCGAAATTAGTATGGGATAAAGTACAGTCCATGATAGCAAACGTGGGTGTTCAACAATCCCAGTCAGCAGACTTGTTAAATAATCTTTTAAACTCAGAAATTGAAAAGTATGGCACAGACGCTGTTCTGCATTCCATAGCACAAGCAAGTGAGGATTTTTTATCAACTTGTGAGGTTATAATTAAATATCATCCAAGTAGTGCTGTATCAAGGACAGCCGTACAGCATTTATATACGTTAATAAGTGGCAATTTACCAAGTGACGCAGAACAGGAAGAAATCGATAAAGCATTAGCCAGTGATGAAACGTGGGAAGAAATATGAAAAAGCAAGTTAAATATATGGTAGGTGATTTTGAGACTACCGTATATGCAGGCCAGACATTCACAGAAGTGTGGGCTTCAGCAGTTGTCGAGCTAGGCACAGAGGATGTTAAAATTCATCATTCAATTAGAGAGACATATAACTACTTATATAACTTAAAACAGAATATATGCATATATTATCATAACTTAAAGTTTGACGGTTCGTTTTGGCTATCGTTCCTGCTAACAGATTTGAAGTATGAGCAAAAGTTATATGTAAATCCGAATAATGATAGTGATGTGCACTTTTTAAAAGAAAAAGATTTAACGCCAAAATCTTTTGTGTATTCAATCTCAGACATGGGGCAGTGGTATAGTATACTAATCAAGACACCATATGCATTGATTGAGATTAGAGATAGTTTGAAGCTCCTGCCGTTTTCAGTTGAACAAATTGGAAAAAGTTTTCAAACAAAGCACCGTAAATTAAATATGGAGTATAAGGGGGTTAGATATGGAGGATGCCCAATAGCAGATGACGAAAAACGTTATATTGCTAATGATGTTCTAGTAGTTAAAGAAGCATTGGAAATCATGCAGGCAGATGGACACTTAAAACTTACCATCGGCTCATGCTGTCTCTCTGAATTTAAAGCTACAGTCGACAGACAAGACTATCAGGCATTTTTTCCCGATTTAACACAGTTTAAATTAAACCCACTTGAATATAAATACTCAAACGCAGACGAGTATATAAGACATTCATACAGGGGAGGGTGGTGTTATTTAAAGAAGGGATGTGAAAACAGAATTTACAGAGAGGGTATCACAGCAGACGTTAATAGCTTGTACCCATCTATGATGCACTCAGATAGTGGAAATTATTACCCATATGGTCAGCCAGTTTTTTTCAAAGGTAAAATTCCACCAAAGTGTCTTACAGACCAATATTATTATTTTGTCCGTATTCGCACACGTTTTTACTTGAAAGAAAATAAATTACCATTTATACAGATTAAAGGTAACTTTTTCTATAGGGCTACTGAAATGCTTGAAACATCTGATATAGTTGACCAAGATACAGGAAATGTATGCCCATGGTACAAAGATTTTGACGGAAATATTAAAAAAGCTATTGTTGAAATGGTACTTACTCAAACGGATTTTGAATTGTTACAAGAGCATTATAATCTTGTAGATTTTGAGATATTGGATGGATGTTATTTTAGAACTATAACAGGAATTTTTGACGAGTATATTAATAAGTATAAGAAAATTAAGCAGAATAGTACAGGGGCAAGGCGAACACTAGCAAAACTCTTTTTAAATAACTTATATGGAAAACTCAGCAGTTCGGATATATCGTCTTTTAAAGTGGCAAGAGAGAAGGACGATGGCTCACTAGGTTTTACGACATTTGAAGAACACGAAAAGAAAGTTATGTATATACCTATAGGTTCAGCTATAACAAGTTATGCTAGAAATTTTACTATTCGAGCCGCACAGCAGAACTACAAATATTTTGTGTACGCTGACACGGACAGCATACATTGTTGTACTACAAAGAAAAATATTAAAGGAATTAAAATACACCCATCTAATTTTTGTTGTTGGAAACTAGAGAGCTTTTGGAATGAAGCCGTTTTTGTTCGTCAAAAAACTTATATTGAACATGTTACGCATGAAGATGAAGAACCAATTAATAACCCATACTATAATGTAAAATGCGCCGGTATGCCTGATATGTGTAAGAATTTATTTCTTAAATCAATGGAAGGGGTGACAGATGAAGAACTAGAGAAATACCCGCCAATTCAACAGGAATTTTTGAAAACAAAGAGAACGCTTGCTGATTTTAAACAAGGGTTGGAAGTATATGGAAAACTCCGGCCAGTGAGAATAAGGGGTGGTATAGTATTACAGGAGACAACATATAAAATGAGATAAAAAGTTTCATACATACAATGATACACTGAATCAATGTAGAAATGCATGACAACGTGAAACATAACAAAAGAGACAGAATAAATTCTGTCTCTTTAATATATCTATAACGTTAATTCTTAATGCATGGGCAGGCATACACCCAACTACAGAGGTGTGTCTTATATTTCAAAGAGCCTTTCACACCGATGTTACAAAAATAACTAACGCAGATACCATTAATAATAAGCTAAAGCCTTGAGAATACACTCTTTACAGTCAAGTGAATAAAATCTAAAACACCCTCTATCAAAGAAGTATCTCATATAGTCAATTAACCAGCCATTATTTTTGAGCATCACATAATTAATATTGTGGTCATCTGTTGTAACCGAAATTCTTTGTTTAAAATCTGTATCAACTTTTTTGTCACAGTAAACTATACTTTCCTCTTCAAACATTTTAACGGCATATTCTTCACCCCTATATTTAAGCGTACATAAATATCGACTCTGACCTTTCATTTTTTCAATGAAAGTATTATTATCATTGAGGTAGACATTCTGTGACGCATAGGCTACATAATTAGATTTGCTGAAAGCTCTATTGAATAGTGAACTTTCTTGTAACTTAGAAGCACTTTCATTATATCCTTGTTCAAGAACAAACCCATCGCCACGTAAAAACTTCACGTCAGATGAGAGTCTGTCAGTAATATCTAAGGCCGTGTAATAAGGATTTAATAACGACACAGCGTTTGCAATCATTATTACAGGAACATATCTAACTTGGGAATTATTACCCCTTGCTATTGAAGTATGTATACTTATAAATTTAGTAACTTCATCAGCACAATAATGGTTAGTTTCAGACTGAAATTCATCAAAAAGTATTCTTCTTACATCACTCAGATAATGAGAATATTTTTTTACTTTATCAGCACAGTTGAGTGCTACAGCATAGCCGCATGATTTTCCTTCGTCCTTTTCATCGTACGCACTGCATAAAAATAACTCATACATTTTACTATTGCCGATTTGTACAGCCTTCATTGTATAAGCTGAGAAAAAAAGACTGTGTATATCCTTAAAGAATTTATCCGCAGAGTCTTTTAATTCTTCTTGGAATCTGTACAGCAGGCAGAATTTCTCATTATACTTTAAAAAACGATTAATCAGGTATCTATTAAAATATGTTGTTTTTCCTGCATTTCTATTTGTTGTTGATATATAAATTTCCGGTACATTTCCATTAATATCTTTCATGCTTAACAGCTTAGTACCATCATAGTATTTTATTTCTTTCATTTATAGACCTCCTTTAGTTTATTATATCAAATTATCGATAATTTGTCAAATTAATGTTGATAATTTGTGGATAATGTGTTATAATAAGAAAAAAGAAAGGAGGCTGTCATTATGATTAACGACTTATCAACGTTAATTTCAACGCTCGGATTCCCCATAGCAATGTGTTTAATAATGTGTTATTACATTAACAAAATTAATGAGGCACATAAGGAAGAGACAAGCAAGTTTGCGGACGCACTCAACAATAATACACTCGTGCTTCAAAAACTTTGTGATAAGCTTGACAGTGAGGTGGATGTCAATGACAAGCAGTGATATTGTAACAGTGGCAAGAACGTATCTTGGCAAGCCCTATGTATGGGGCGGAGAGTCTGAGTCTGAGGGTGGATATGACTGTAGTGGTTTTGTATATTCTGTACTTAATAAGTGTGGCATGAAAGTACCAAGAACTACAGCACAAGGCTACTCAGCGTTAGGCAGAAAAGTAACAAATATTCAAAGTGCTGATTTACTTTATTTCGGTAAATCAACCAAGAGAATTACCCACATAGCAATTGCTGTTAATGGCACACAAATGATTGAGTCGATAGGAAATAGTAAAAACACAAAAACAAACAAGGGTAAGGGTGTTTCAATTACTAATATTTCCCACCGAAACGACTTAGTGCTTGTTAAAAGAATTGTTGATTTTAAAAAGGAGAAATCATCAAATATGTCTTTATTGAAAAAAGGTACTAAAAATAACGATGTTACTGTATTTGAAATACTAATGTCAAAGTTAGGATATTATACAGGCTCAATTGATATTCAATATGGTAAAGGGTGCGTATCTGCATGTATTAATTTTCAGAAAGACCATAATCTTTTACAGGACGGCGAGTGTGGTAACAATACATGGAAATCACTTCTTAGTGAGGTAATTTAATGTCATGGGTAGTTATTGAAGGTACTAGGAAGTACCTGACACGAGCGCAGATGGAAAATAACGCTGTAGAGTTTAACGCTTATTTTACTGGAAAATACACACTTGAAAGTATCTGTGGCATGCTGGGAAATGTTCAGAGAGAGAGCACCTTAAACCCTGGGCTGAAAGAAACATCAAGTGTATCTAGTGGCTGGGGGCTGATTCAGTGGACGCCATCCTCAAACCTCACTAACTATGCAGGCGCTCAAGGTAAGGATTGGAAAGATGGAAACTTACAGTGTCAACTCATTAATGCCGAAGTACTTGAGGGTTATGGCGGTCAGTGGATACCAACTAAAAGTTATCCTTATAGTGGTTTAGAATTTTCTCAACTAACGAACGTTGAAGAAGCAGTTAAAGCTTACTGTTTTGAAAGAGAACGCGCAGGCGTTGTAGCTCTTGATGAAAGAATAGAGAATGGCAGGAATTGGTTTGAGTATCTTAGTGGTGCGCCCACACCCCCCACACCACCCACACCACCCACACCATCAACAAGAAAACATTTACCTATTTACATGATGTTGCGCAGACGATTTTAAGGAAGGAGAATGATAATGGCTAAATTATCAAAAGAGGAACTAATTGAAAAAATAAAAAAATATGTCGGTGATAGGACTGATGATGAAACAATTGAGATTATCGAAGATATATCTGACTCAATTGACTCGTCCGGTGCTGACGAGTGGAAGAAGAAATATGAACAAAACGACAAAATGTGGAGAGATAAATATATTACACGTTTTGTTGGCAGGAAGGAAGAGGAACTTGATACCCCTGCCGGACATGAAGAGGAAGAAAAAGAGTATAATTCCTATGATGATTTATTTGAAGAGGAGGAGAACTAAATGGCTAGAATAATTGCTAAAACGAAACTTGACGCACGGTCGATTGACATTTTAAATGTTATTAGAAACAATGCATCATATGCATATCAGAAAGATGTTCCAAATATAGAGAAGGAACAGGACATACCAAAAGTTGGTGAAATCCTGTTTGGAAACCCAACTCATTCCAATGAATTTATTAACGCTTTAGTTAATAGAATAGCACTGGTGCGTATGCAGAGTGCAACTTTCAACAACCCATATAAGCACCTTAAAAAGGGTTACTTAGAGTTTGGTGAATCTGTAGAGGACATTTTTGTTGGTATCATTGAGGCTGTAAAATATGACGCCGAAAAGGGTGCTAGTAGAGAGTTTAAGCGTACTCTGCCTAATGTCCAGTCAGTTTTTCATGTGACTAACTGGCGGGTAATGTATCCAATTACTATTGAGAAACAGGCTTTAAGACGAGCATTTACATCTGCTGACGGTGTTACTAATCTTATTACATCAATCATCAATCAGGTGTATCAGTCAGCAGAGTATGACGAGTACTTACTTTTCAAGTATCTGCTTATTAAAGCAATTTCCCACGGTAAAGTATACCCACAGCCGATTGATTCTACTGACATGGATAATGTGGCTGTAGCTTTTAGGGGTAAATCAAATTTACTTCCTATTGATATGACTGGTAGATTTAATGAGAGTCATGTACAGAACAACACACCTATTGATAAACAGTGTATTTTTATGGACGCTGATTTTAATGCAAAATTTGACGTTAAAGTGCTTGCGGCCGCTTTTAACATGGACAAAGCGGAATTTATTGGGAAGCTTCATCTAATTGATGATTTTACCTCTTTTGATAATAAGAGATTTGAGGCTATTAGAGAAGAGTCGACAGGACTTGAGGAAGTAACATCAGAAGAGCTTGCACTGATGAAAAACGTTAAAGGTGTTTTACTTGATGAGGAATGGTTTCAGGTTTACGACAACTTATTCGAGTTTAACGAAACACCTGTTGGCAGTGGGCTGTATTGGAATTATTGGTTACATTGTTGGAAAACTATTTCTTACTCACCTTTTGCTAATGCAATCGTTTTTGTTGACAGTGGTGCGGAAATTACCAAACCAGCTAAAATTACTGTAGAAATTACAGGAAAAGATACCTCCAAAGTCGGTACTATCTTTACACTTAATGTACAGGGCGGCACAGCTACGCTTGCACCGAATACACTTAATTTTGTACAGAGTGAAGCTCTCACCAAAGCAGGAATTGCCGTACAGAAATATGGTGCTGTTGTTATTCCTTCAACACAGTCCGAAACAGCAATTACACTAATAGCTGACTTAGATGGAACAACCTACGAAGGAGCTACAGCCATCACAGGGGCTAGCGCTGTAGGTGACACAGTTGTATTAAATAAAGGAAGATGATATGTACATAGTACCTGACAGTGAAGTGTACATGCTGAGTGGAGTTCCCCTTTCCACTCAGCAGAAACACACAATTTATTTTTCAGATAAGAAAACACAAGAAAATTATTTTATTAGTAAAGCCAGAAAACATTTTGGTAAGGTAACTTACAACAGAGTTAATAAGGGTAAATGTCGTTTACAGGCTACAGCAGACAGCTTATATGACTGTAATTATATGATGTTTCAAAACTCAGCGTTCAGCACTCGTTGGTTTTATGCTTTTGTGACAGGAATTGAGTATATCAACAATGTAACCGCGGAGATAACCTTTCAAATTGATGTTCTACAAACTTACTGGTTTGACATTGAACTAAAAGAATGTTTTGTTGAACGAGAGCATAGTCTAAGCGATAACATTGGTGAACATATCCTGCCTGAAAATGTCGAATGTGGCGAGTATGTTTACAACGGTGACGCTCAGTTAATCGGACTAGGCTCTTTAAGTACTTGTACCATGGTTCTACTTGCCACAACAGGCGGGTATCTATACGACGGTGTTTATAGTGGCTATCAATTAAAAGCCTTTGCTAACACAGAATCAGGTGGTAATAATCTTACTAATTTTTTAAATCAGTACTTAACTGCCCCTGAAAATATATTAGCTCTTTACACATGCCCTACAGATATACTTCCTGTTGAGGTCACAGACGAAGGAGTTAATATAACCTTTACTGGAAATACTAACCCAATAAATGTTACTGGTGTACCAATTAGTAATACTGACACAATAAACGGCTACAAGCCACGAAACATGAAGCTTTACACCTACCCTTATAATTTTAACGAAGTAAGAAATAACTGTGGACAGACATTAATTCAACGCTATGAATTTTCAGAAAATCTTACACCATATTATAACATAGTTGGTAACATGACAATGCCAGTACAAGAAGTGCTGAGACTTGACCGATACAAGTCCACAGAAACCACAGGCACAGGCAGAATGGATATGACAGAAACAATCACACTTGACAGCTTCCCTTTATGTTCATGGAATGTAGACGCATTTAACGCATGGGTTGCTCAAAACGCTGTACCGATTACAATCAACGCTATTCCGTCCGCCGTTCAAACTGCTGTCGGAATGGTTACAGGTCAATCAAGTAACTCAGCACTAGGCAGTGTACAAAATATATTAACAAGTGCTTACACGGCTAGTATTAGTGCTAATGACGTAAAGGGCAGTTATGCCACTAATAATGCACTATTTGGTAAAGGGCAGGTGTGTTTTGAAGCTCAGCGGAAGTCTATCACTGCTGAGTATGCAAAGGCGATAGATAAGTATTTTGATGTGTTTGGCTATGCCTGTCATACAACTAAAATACCTAATGTGTCAAGCAGACCACATTGGAATTATACAAAAACTGTTGATTGTACAATAGTTGGCGGAGCACCTAGCGATGATATAGCCTTAATTGAAAGTTATTTTAACCAGGGTATTACCTTTTGGAATCACCCTGATGAGGTTGGTAATTATTCGCTTGACAATTCTGTTTAGAAAGGAGGAAGATAAAATTGAGTAAGACAAGAAAAGCAAGACGAGCCAAAGAGCGTTCCTCATTTAGTGACAGCGTTTGTTATCAGCTTTATACTTTTGACCAATACTTAGATTTATTTACAGAAATAGCAATCAGCTCGTTTGAATGGGTTGGACTTCCTAGTACTGTAGACGCTAGATTTATTGAAGTTGGGCTGTACGAAGACAGCGCTATGTTATATTTTAATGATGACGTTATGGGAAATCTGTGCCTAAGAAGTATACTAGGTGGTCAACTTGATGTTTACAATATACCTTTAGATAGACGAGCTTATGCTTCTAATGGCTATCAGCGGGTATGCGGAAGAAGTGACAGCGTTATTATATGGGATAATATGACACACTGGTGTTGTAAAAATAAAATGCAGATATACGCTAAGAGACTAGCTGAACTTGACGCAAGTATTGATATCAACTGTAAAGCTCAAAGAACCCCCATTTTAATTAAAGGTAGTGAACAACAACAATTAGCTCTACAAAATGCATATATGCAGTTTGACGGCAATCAACCTGTTATTTTTGCCAGTAATGATTTCATGGAGGGGGATGGCAGTTCGTTTGGTGTGTTCACAACAGGTGCACCGTATGTTGCTGATAAGTTATATGAGTTAAAAGTTAATCTATGGAATGAAGCGCTGACTTACCTAGGAATAACAAATATCAGTATTCAGAAAAAAGAGCGGATGATTAAAGACGAAGTTCAGAGACTACAAGGCGGTGTAATGGCTAACAGATATTCAAGGGAGTTTGCAAGACAGCAGGCCTGTGAGCAGATTAACAGAATGTTCGGTACTCAGATAAGCTGTCATTTCCGTGATGTATTCAATCAGAATGATGACAGGGAGGAGGATGACGGTGAGTAAATATACTACACAAGTTAGATTTATATGTGAAACATGTGCAAAGCTTACAGAGTCAACAGGATTTAATGACATTGAAGATGTCCTTGATAAGTCTTGGAACAAAATTTTTAGCGACTTTCCTATTTTTGACGAGCAATATCGTGCAGAACTTTGTAAGAAGATTTTAAGGCATTACTACACAAGAGAAATATGTTGCGAAACTGTAGGAAGATGGAAGTTGTTTTTAAGTGATAAAATGAAAAACATAATGCCTTATTATAACCAGCTTTATCAGAGTGAATTGTTAAAAATTCAGCCATTAGTTAGTGTGGACAGGAGTGTTACACATGAGGGTAGTGGGAGCGAATCCAAAACCACTAACAGAAATGGAACTAATAATAGTAGTTCGAGAACTGACGGAAGCACCGATACTTGGAGCTATTACAGTGATACACCACAGGGCGGTATTAACGGACTTGATAGTATTGATTATTTAACAAATGCCACTCATAATGCGGGTACCGACAGTACTAGTAGTACGCTCAATGGAACCACTACTGATACTGAGACAGGAACAGGAAACAGAAGCGACAGCTATGTTGACAAAATTTTAGGATATGAGGGTAATCAATCAGAAATGCTATTAAAGTTTAGAGAAACTTTTTTAAATATTGATATGATGATTGTTGACGAGCTTAAAGATTTATTCTTTACTTTATATTGAGAAAGAGAGGTAATAAGATATGGGTATTGTTAAGAAAGACCCCGCAAATTTTAATCCGGATGTTAAGATTCCATCAAAAGTTGATAGCTTTAGGTTTTGGTGTCAAAAAGTTTTGCCACTTGTCTATGATGATAGCTTGAGCTATTATGAGTTACTGTGCAAGGTGGTAGATTATCTTAATAACACTATTGCTGATGTCAATACCTTAGGTGCTGATGTCGATAACTTAAATAATGCTTTTATTCAGTTACAAGAATATGTTAATAATTATTTCAGCACTCTTGATGTACAAGAAGAAATTAACAATAAGCTGGATGAAATGGTAATCAATGGTACATTTGATAAATTATTATCAAAATTTATTCTTGGAATAATAAACGTAAAAGCTATTGGTGCAAAGGGAGACGGCGTTAATGACGATACAGTTTATTTTCAAAAGGCGATTAACTCTAATCTAATTATTTTTATACCGAATGGTACATATAATGTGAGTGAATTACATTTTAATACAGAAAGAATTCAAATAATAGGTGAAACAAACACATTTATTAATTCTAGTATTGACTGGAATTTAAAAGATATAAATGATGTTTATATCAAAAATATTACAATGACCAAAGGTAAAATAATTATATATTCCGATTATACTAATTTACGTGATAAAAATATGTATCTAGAAAATGTCTTAAACACTAGTGGCACTTCTTGGAATTTATTTATTTCAAATAAAGCGCCTAGTACTCCGTACCACGATAGACCAATAAACGACTCACTATATTCCCACTACCCTATTGAAATTGTTAATAATAGTGGTTATAATAGTATTATGATTAATAATATACAGCAAAATGCTGACGGTTCGCAAGCTATAATACCTGATAACAGCGCTATAGGTATTATTGATAAAGTTTTAAGTAGTGCACCTTCATTTTTATTATCACAAGAGGGTAAAATTGGACGTTCTTTTATTAGGTTTAAGACAAAGGAAAGTCTGCCAAAATCAGCAAATAATACAGTGGTTGAAGTTAATAAAAATGGGCATGTAGCTGTGGGCTGTGAGTGCGCTTCAAATGAACAAACAAAAGGCGCGTATACTGTTAAGCTTAGAGATAGTGCGCAAAACGGTGCTACTTTTGCGCTATATACTGAAAATAATCCTTTGCCTTTTTTAATGAGATTTAAGGACGGTATATTTAATGTATTTAATCAAGGCTACCCAATATTAAATATTGGTGTTAAAGGGCTATTGAATGTTACTAATTTTGTTGGGACACTAGGAGCAAACACTAACGGTTTTCACATAGAGACATCAATAAAGTCTGATTTATACCTTGATAAATCAGGCAGGTTGCGCCTTTATTCAAGACCACTATCGGCATCAAGTTTTCAAGAATACTCAGGTTATGAAATTGCAAATTTTGTTCCAACAACAAATGATAACTTACCTGATTTATCTACAACTCAAGTAGGCGATTTTAATACCGGGGCAACACGATTTGACACGACAAATAATAAACCTGTGTGGTGGGATGGTACAAAATGGGTTTATGCTGATGGTACAACAGCTAAATCTTTTTAACATCATGATGAGAGGAACAGTTTAGTTCCTCTCTTTTATTTTATACTTGTACCTCAAACGGTGGTACGAGCTTTTACTTCATAACATGGTAATACATTCATTAATTGTAATACATCACTTACCTTTGGTAAATTAGTGTCAATATATTGACTAATCATTATTATCGTAATCATAACAAATGTTGCTATAACTATTCCTTCATATATGCTCATTTATTAATCCTCCATTGTAATATAAAAACGTTGCCTTCATACAACCAATCTCCTTTCTCTGTTTCAATATTCAAATATGCATTACTGTCAGGGACTGTAAGCAATTCTTTAAGCTTCATTTAACTTATCCCTCCATTCTATCACTTCATCAATTATAATTTCTGCTAATGCATTTGCGGTAAGTTTGCTCTCTAACAAACCAAAAGGTGCTTTGAAAATGTGATTGTATCCGTCAGCATTAATATAAAACACTGTAGACGATATTGAAGGTTCAATATATACCTTAACATCACATTCATTAAATTCAGGTGCTATTTGTATTAGCGTTTTAACTGCTTCTAAATATTGGCCGTGCATAATTTCATGGTCACCTCCCTTATCCTCTATACAATAATTGCTATCACAAGCCAACTGTCACCATTACCAGATGACTCACAACATATATGCTTCACCTCATAATCACAATATCTTAATGGTATATCTTTTCCTGCACCACACCAATATTTATAGTAATTTTTTTGGTCAATTATTGCTACATAATCATTCATCATGATAGGTTTGAATATTTCTTTAACTGTCATTTTGATAATTCCTCCTTTTTTTCTAAAACTTTTCACTCCCTATCGACTGCTTGTATAATTCTTTTTTAAAGTTATTATCAATAAAACTACCCTTGGCAGTCGTTGGGAATTTCGATGGGGCAATTTGACGTTATCTCTTATCCGCCCCATCTTCCTGCTTGCTTTGTTTCTATTGTTATTATATCAAATTGACAGGAAAAATGGTGTATAATCTTTTAATAAATTGTGAACAAATTGTGAACATTATAATGTGTGTCTCACTACTGCACCATATGAGCGTACGAGCTTGTACCTCAAACGGTGGTACGAGCTTGTACTTCAAATGGGGTACGAGCTAGTCGACGTTTTTTGAAATGGTATGCCT